AAGAGCAGGGGCACATATACGACAACGCGCTTCTGATGGCGATATTATTGTTTGTTTTTATGGAGTCGATAACAAACTTGCATGCGAGATGAATCCAAACTGTAAGCCCGTTGAACCATCAATTGGATATCGCGCTAACGGTGTATTTGCAAATTATCGCGCATTCACTTCTTATGCTCAGATGCATTACTTCTATGGTGAGCGTGGAATGTTAATGAACCCTTCTTGGTTTGATGCAGTAATTGGCAATCCATTTACAGTGTCAGAGTTTGAATACAACGACAAGAAAGAGGATTATTATCTTTACTTTGGTCGTGTGTGCGAAGAAAAGGGTGTTCATCTTGCAATTCAAGCGACTGAGAAACTTGGGAAAAAATTAATTGTTGCTGGTCCTGGTTCACTAAAATCACTAGGATATGATTCAACTCCAGATCATGTTGAAGTCTTTGGTGTTGCAGATGCTGAGCAGCGTAAGCAATTAATGAAGAACGCAAAAGCATTGTTTGGATTGACATATTATGTCGAACCATTTGGTAACATGATTATTGAAGCGAATTTATCGGGCACTCCAGTGATCACAACAGATTGGGGTGCATTTCCAGAGATTGTGTTAGATGGTGAGACTGGATATCGTGTTCGAGATTTCAAGTCGTTGTTAACTGCAATAGAAACCATTGACAAGATAGATTCATTTAATTGCAGAGAATGGGGGTTGAATTTCTCTGATGAGGAGATTCACTACAAACATAAACAGTTCTTAGACAAAATCATCAAAAACAAATTTTATGAATAAAGTTGTTATAGTCGGCTCTTCAATTCAACCACGCGAAGGTAAATTTACATACAGCCAAACACGATCAAAATTTGATGCAGAAGAAAGATATCGTCATACGATCTTCACAATCAATAGCCTAAAGAATTGTTTGCCAGATGCCAGAATCATTGTTGTAGACACATCAGCAGATTACAAGAAATATTTTCCAGATTTCTCAATCTTGAAGAACGTAGAATACGTTCCCCTCAAAGAACTTTCATATGCGACTTTTGAAGAAGTTAACACACACCTCAATAAGAGTTATTGTGAGAATTTGCTACTCAACACATTCTATACTAAATTTAAAAAAGAACTTGTCAACTATGACTATATTATTAAGGCTACTGGAAGATACTTTTACTATGATTTCAATGACAAACTGTTCACTGAACAGAATATCGACAAAATCTTCTTCAAGAAACCATTACAATTTCCGTGGAATGATGCTTGGAACTATTGGATGGTAGATCGAAGAAAAATAGAAAACCACAATTTATTAAAACAATATTGTACTGTTCTCTATGCATTCGGTTCTCAGCATCTAGATAAAATGATAGATATAAACGAAGCATCAATGCAATTCATGAACAGTGAAGAAATGAAGCATTACGATATTGAAACTCTATCATATTATCTGACGCGACCGTATGAAAAACAGGTCATAGAAACAGATTGGATTGTATCAGGGTGGGATGGAGTTTCTGGTAAATATATGCATTACTAGGTGTAAAATGAAAACAAAACTTATTATCGTCGACGATTTTTATAGCAATCCAGATGCGGTCAGAGAGTATGCTCTTTCTCAGAAGTTTGAGGTCTCTGGTAACTATCCTGGAATGAGGACTAAACCGTATCTTTCAGAAGATTTAAAGGCATCAATTCAGCATGTGATTCAAAATGCTGGTGGAAAGATCACCTATTGGTTTGAAGATTCAGGGTATACTGGCGCATTCCAAATTTGCACTGCAAAAGATCGTACATGGATTCACGCGGATCAGTTCAACACTTGGGCTGGCGTTTGTTATCTCACTCCAGATGCTCCGTTGTCGTCAGGTACAGCTCTTTATCGACATAAAGAAAGCGGAGAGTATGAGTTTATTCAACGCGAAAAAATTCATGATGGATATGATTATACAAAGTGGGAAATGACAGACTATGTTGCAAACAAATATAATCGTATCGTTTTATATCGCGGAAATCTTTATCATGCATCATTAGATTATTTCGGAAGCAGTCTTCAAGACGGAAGACTATTTCAAACTTTCTTTTTCAATACTGAGTATTGATGAAAATTCTTCATGTAATTTTCTCGTGTAATCGGATTCGGTATCTGTTTCCGACTCTAGATTCACTCAAGAATTTAGATTATGGCGACCATCAGGTAGATCGTATTATCATCGACGACTATCCAAGAACGCGAAATGATGCAATCTTCGATCTTATCGAAAAACGTTATGGATTTAAAGTTTGGTACAATAAAGAAAACAAAGGTCTTTCGGTAAACTGGACTGAGTTTTTCATTGCACTCAAAGGAATGAATTATGACTATATTCTTCATCAAGAAGATGATGTAGTGTTAATTAATCCTACAAGACTAGACGATTTAATCAGTGTTTTAGAATCCGATGAAAAGATGGCTTCAGTTGTCCTTCAACGTCAGCCATGGTATTTTCACGAAAAACCTTCCTGTATCGAATCAAACGACGTTCAATTTGGGGAATACTATTATTCTAAAAATACAAAAACGTTTCCAATTATCTTTAGTTTGTATCGAAAGAGTATCATAGAATATCCATTTAGGGAATATTGGGGATTCAATATTAACGAGGGAATGATAATGGTTTATCTTGATCATTTTCATCAGATGTATAGTGCTCAATTAAAGAATTCTGATGGAAGTAATATGATAAACCACATCGGCGAAGAATCCACTGGGAAACGAATTCTTGAGGGTGAGCCGAACTGGGAACAATTTGCTCACATGGATCCAAACAAGACTTACACTTCTCGAGAGGGTAGATTGGTCGAATAACTAAATATAGAACTACATGTGAGGTTCTAAATGGCAAAACCTACCAATAAATCCACTCTTAAAGACTTCTGCCTTCGAAATCTAGGCTTTCCAGTAATCGACATCAACGTAGATGACGACCAACTAGACGATCGAATCGACGACGCATTACAAATGTTTCAAGACTATCATTACGATGGTACAGAGACAATGTATCTTGCCCACAAAGTCACGAATGCTGATATTCTAAACAAGTATATCACACTGTGTGACAATATCATCGGCGTCTCAGAGGTTTTTCCATTCTCAGGAACTTCCGTAAGTTCCACTGGTGGCACAGAATTCAATATGTTCGATGTGAACTATCAGATTCGCCTCAACGATTTCTATAGCCTCTCAGCCTCGTCATACACCTATTATTTTATCGCTCGTCAGCATCTATCAACACTTGACATGATCATAACGGGACAGATTCCATACACCTATAACAAGAAAACCAATCGCCTTTATTTGTGGCAAGACTGGGACGGTAAATTAGATGCTGGCGACTTCATGCTCTTCAAAGCAAATCGAATCGTTGATATTGATTCGTACGAAAGAATTTTCAACGATTCTTGGTTAAAAGAATACGTCACTGCGCTCTTCAAACGTCAGTGGGGTAACAATCTCAAGAAGTATGCGAATTATACCCTTCCTGGTGGATTAGTTGTCAACGGTCAGCAAATTTATGCCGAAGCAATGGACGACGTTCAAAGGCTTGAAGCAAAGCTCCGCGATGTCCATGAAGAACCACCAATGATGATAGTTGGCTAATATGGCAGTCAGTGTTTATTTTAACAATCAAGGCGCAACTCGTGAGCAGATTCTCATCGAGGACATGATCATTGAATCTATCAAAAATCATGGAATCGATGTTTACTATTTGCCACGAGAATCTCACTCAGAACTAGATCGTTTGTTTGGTGATGATCCAGTAAAGAAATATACAAAAGCATTTAAGATTGACATGTATCTTGAGTCGTTTCAAGACTTCGAAGGCAATCAGGAATTCTTCTCGAAGTTTGGTTTGCAAATTCAGAAAGAAGCGCGTGTTGCAGTTGCCCGCAGAACATTTGAGAGATATGTTCCATCAATTTTGCGCAATGTTCCAAAAGAAGGTGATTTGATTTTCATGCCTGTGCAACAAAAACTTCTTGAGATTCGATTCGTCGAAGAAGAAAAGAACTTCTTCCAGGCTGGTAAATTCGCGCCATACATGTACGGATTAAATCTAGAAGTCTTCAAATACAATGGTGAGATTATTGACACTGGCGTTCCAGAGGTTGATGCGGTCGCTGATTTGAGTGCATATGGAATTGAGTTCACATTGAACGCTGGCGGTAGCGGAACATATGACACGCATGAAATTGTCTATCAAGGCGCAACACTAGCAGCTGCTACAGCTAAAGGATATGTTTCAAGTTGGGATCTTCCAAATAGAAAACTTATCATTCGAAACATCAAAGGATCTTTTGCCGCGAATACAGTCATCAAAGGATCTGAAAGCAATGCGCAATGGACGATGACAAGTGGCGATCCGCAAGAGAATGCCACGGATGACTTTGAAGAGAATGTATTGCTTGAAAATGAAGCAGACAATATCCTTGATTGGACTGAAACCAATCCATTTGGTACATCTGACGAGAACTAATCATGTTATCAGGTCAACACTTTTATCATAGAATTACTCGTAAGATGGTCGTGGCTTTTGGCACGATGTTCAATAACATCAAATTGTATCGCTACAACCTTGCAGGTACACAAGAAATCGAACGAGTTATCGTTCCATTAAACTACATCACAAAAGAAAAATTCTATCAACGTATTACACAAGACCCTAACTTGGATCGTCGTGTGCAGTTGACATTACCAAGAATGTCTTTTGAGATGACAAGTATCGCATATGATACATCGCGTAAAATTTCTCCATTTATGAATCAATATGGTGCACTGAATGATTCTGCGGTGAAGGCAGTCACGCTCGCACCATATAATTTTAGTTTTCAGTTGTACATTTATGTTCGTAATACTGAAGACGGCACACAAATCATTGAGCAAATTTTACCATACTTCAATCCTGATTACACAATGACATTAGATCTAGTTGGTGTTGGTAATCCAGTTGATGTACCATTGATTCTGCAAAGCATTGACTATAATGCTGGTGGATCAGACGGTCCACCACAAGAGCTCCGCATGCTACAGTGGAATCTTGGATTCACAATGCGTGGATATCTCTACGGTCCACAAAGTAACGTTAAAATTATTCGCAAATCAACAGCAAATACATATGCATATAATACTGGTGGCAACGAAGCGAAGAGTTTTGCGTTGTCAACAGGTGAAGGTGAATTTAAAATTGGCGAGCTTGTATATCAAGGTAGAAATATTAATGGCGCAACAGCAACTGGATTCATCTCTTCATGGAGCAACACTTCAAATACTCTAGTTGTTTCAGATTTGTCTGGATCATTTGAAGTTGGTAAATTTATCACAGGTGCTGTTTCAAATGCATCTTATAATCTATCAACATACAGATCAGCAACAGATTACCAGTTAAATAATATCACTGTTATTCCAGACCCATTGTCTGCAAACGTTGGAGATGCGTTTGGATTCGATGTGTCAATTGAAACGGCACCAAACATTACATAATTTATGAGCGAAACAGATAAAAATTTAGCAGA